ATTTATAATTTCTCTTACTCCATCAGCCATCCACCTGTCCATTTCAGTCTGTGTTGCTGTTCCAGCTAATGCTTGTATTTGAGTATCAAATGCCATTATTCACCCCTGTTCATTTTTTCAATAGATTCATCAACTGTAGTTTCACTAAACTCAATCTGAGTTGTACCACTCCAAGTTGTTCTCATATTGATACCATTAGATATCTTACTATTACCTACACCAAACAACTTACCACACTTACATTCTCCAACAACATTCTTAATAACTTCCACTTTACTTCCACATTTGCAATAATAAGTTCTCATTTTTTAGCTTTTCCACCTTTTTTATACTTAGGAATTTCTCCACCTCCTTCCATAATAGGTGATAAAGGTGATTTAATTATTGGCTTTTGACCAAGTGGACTAGCTATTGGTCTTTCACCAAATCCTTGTTGTCCTGGAATTTTTCCCCCAAGCTGATAACTATCTCTCATATCAGGAGCATTATATACCCCCATAGGGGCATCAACAACTTCCAAATTAATATCTGTATTTGCTAGTTTTTCTGCTTCTGCTTCTCCTCCAGCATCATAATCAAATTTTGCAACAACCTTTTCTGTTGTTTTATCTCTAACTTCTGGCATTACTCATCCCTCCTATTTCTAGCATCTTTAATTAAACCCCCTAATTCCATTTGATTTGGGAGCTTACCATTTTCATTGATGTACCTAAGTACATCCTCTGTGTCTTTATTTACAGAATCTTTTCTAATAACATATTCCCCACCTTCGGCTTCCTGTATCTCTCCGCCTACATTAAATTTTATACCACCTTTTTCATGAGATGGCCCATGAAGTTTACCTTCCAATTTACCACCACATTTATATTCTTTCTCCCATCTATCAGCGATATCTGGAAGATTCTGGTGCATCCACTTTCTTTGCTCTTCTGATTTGAAAGGCATCTTAATCTAAATATTCAATATGAAATGCAAATTCATAATCATCTGCTGCAGTTTGTATACCTGCGGTATTCCCATTTACTGATACTCCTGCAACATATATACTTCTTTTACCTGCTTCCGCTTGAAGCAACATTGGAAGATGAACACCACCATTTGCATCTCCACCTGATGAACCTGACTTAAATGATGTCCATGCAAGATTATTTACTAAATCTACACTACTATCTGACCAATCAACCCTAACATGACCAATAACTTTTGCTGCCTTTGCAAGAGGATTTGTCCAAAGACCTCCGCTTGCAACAGCCGAATTAATTGTTCCTAAATCAGTTGATACTTGCATAAATATAATATCAAAGTCGTGTGCTACATCGTCTTCATTTAATATTGTTATACCAACAAGTTTTGATACACCCCCTCTATTTGATACTGCATTTGGTATTTCTGTTGCATTAAAAAATACAACATTATCTGCTGAAATAGCAGACGTATCAAGTGTTGGCGTTACTCTTACTATATTTCCTCCTGGAAAAGCCATTTTTCTTTTCTCCTGTTAATTAAAATTATTATTAAGAGTAGATTCGGGAGCTGCCCTTTATACGACAACTCCCATAGTTCTACAAAACTATCAATCCTTATTGTTTCGGATTAAGTATTAGATGAACTTCCAGCTGCAGATATATCACTAATATCTTGTGATACAGCATGCATTATAAGCCAGTTATCACCATCACATACTAAACGACATTCAAACTCTCCAGCAGCAGCAGATGCACCTATAACTAATTGGTCATGAGATGACCCATTAAATGCAACTTCAACAGCTGTAGCAGTCTCACCATCAGCAACAGTTCCTAAAAAGAAATCTGTTCCATCAAGTGATTGAATTGTAGTAGTATGAGCAGATAATGCTTCATGCAAGTAGAAATCATACCAAACTCCAGAATTACCACTTGCATCTGGAAGATTGATTAATTTAGCACCACCGCAATTTCTCAATAGAACTAAAGCACCGCTTTGGTTTGCTGCAAGTTCTATTGTATCTGTAGCATCTTGTGAATAAATAACTGTTCTTATTTGGTTAAGTCCATAGCTTCCACTATTGCTATTTAACACATCACTTCTCATTATGCGTCTATTCCTTCAAAATTATACAACATATGAGTTTCAGGGATAGATACTTCAAGACCTGCTTCTGTTAGAATCATGTCTTTTCGTAAATCCTCATCCGCTTGTTGTACATTTGTAATCACGTGAGTGTCTCTGTTAAGACCATTACCGATTAACGGTCTATAAGCAACTTGTTTCATGTCAATAAGAGCTAACATTGTATTAGCAAAACCCCTAAATAGAGGTTCTTTAACAAGAGCTAATGAACCATGAACTGTGTCAATTTTCATTAAGCTATGTCCGAAAGAACCTTGGACTTTACCAAAATCAATATTATATGCACTTGCATCAGTCGAACCTGATAACGTATTATCCATAAATGAAGAAAGAGCAGCTGTTCCAGCTTGTGCTCCTGCTCCTAATTTATTAAACATTGTTATAGCAGGCAGACTTGCCAATGCAAGTTTGTCTTTTGAACCACCCCTTGCAGGGTCGAATAAAACCTCAAAGTCATGTAGCAATAAATCGTAATTGAATTCAGTTGTAGTTACAGTTCTGTAATAAGGTTTACCAGCAGTGTAAGATAGCGCACTTGTACCACCAGTAGCAGCACCAGCATTCGCAACAATCATTCCTATAATACCTTCAGAATAAGCAATTCCACCTCTTCGAGCTTTTTGTCCAAACAACATAGCTCTTTCAATATCGACTTTATGTTCTCTTAATTTAAGATTCCATATTCTTGACCATTCATTTGCATACCCTCTATAATTAGTAGCAATGGCTGTGTTAGTCATTTCAGCACCAGTTTTAAAGATTTGTGTATAACCAAATTCATCATCTAATTGACTTGACCATACGTCAGGAGAACCTGACCCTTCTTCAAAAGCAGTCCCTATGACTGTACACGGAGCATCATCAGCAGCCGCACCATATCCTGTAATATTAGAATTTGACGTTGCAATCACTTTACCAGTGAAAGTCGTACTTGTTCCAGCATCTACAGGAGAATCTTCAATACGTACTGTTGTATATGCTTTACCATTTGTATCATCAACCGTTTCGATTGCAATAACCATTCCTTTTATAAGCCAATCTATACTAGCAGGAGATGATGCATTATCATCAACTTCAATTGTATAACTTGTACCAGCAACTAATGCTGCTTCTGCGGCTGCTAAAAAGAAATTACGGCTTGTCCAATCGATTTTTGACCTGTTTTCTAAAAATCTGAAAACTGGGTCAGTGGTTGGTCTTTTCGCTACTTTATTAAGATAAACAAAGAATGGAGATTCTTCAGGAGCTAACTCAGCAACTCTATCACCAAAATCATGAATCCGTCTCTTATCTGCAAATTGTCCTATATTAGCAACAGTATCCAGAGGAGCTGTTCCATGGGTATATTCAGTCGCTGAACCGCCAACACCTGAAGATTTTAATGTACCAGTATTAATAGCCATTATAACCTTCCTCCATATTTATATTTTAGTTTACCATATACTTTTATCACCAGCATTCTTAACCTGAGCCCATATATCATCATCACTAGATTTTACTTTTGGTTGTTGACCATTTAATATTCCTCCTTGTGCAGGAACATTAGCTTCTCTACGAATCATGTCAAATGGATTAGGTTTTTCTTGCTGTTGATTATCGACTTGTTCAGAATTGTTAGTCATAGCTTGCCACATTTTAATCGCACCGTCAACACCATACTCGTTTGTTGGGGTTTTTGCGAATTCCATAAAAGAACCAATTTGCTCTTCATTTAAACCCCTTTTAACAAGTTCTTGTTGAAGTTGATTTATACCAACTTGTTGCTGTAAACCAGAAACACGTTGGTCAACTTGCTCGTTAACTGCTTGATTTATTGTTATCTGCTCTTCCTGTTTTCTAAACATGTACGATTTAGATGATGGGTCATTGTAGGCTTCCCAAGGGTCAAACTCATCTTTATCCAAAGTAATACGTTCAGTTTGTGGTTGGCCACCATCCCCTACTTGTTCAGTTATATTTTGAACAATATCGGGTCTTGACTCCAAAAACTTTCCGATTTTTTCATACTTTTTCAAATCCTGATTCTCAGAATATAGTTTATCCTTTTCAGATTGGAAATACTTAGCTTGTGATTCCCAGTCTCTAGAAGAATTCTTTTCCTGATTATTGCCTTCATCCTGCCCTACATTGTCACTGAGTTCACCATATTGATTCTCATTTCCTAATGCGTCTGTCATTTCTTACCTCCTCGCAATTCCTTTCTGGCTGAATCGCCTTCTACCTGCATCTTTTTAGCCTCAAGGTTAACTGCACTTTTTAGGTTATTAATTGAAATCTTATTATTTGCTTTTGTATCAGCCTCATATTCTTTAAGTTGTGATTTAAACTTCTCAACTTCAGTTCTTTTTCTTGAAGATAGAGATTCTCTATGAGCTGTTTGTAAGTCTCCTGATAAATCTTTAATTTTTTCTTGAGCTTGTTGTAATTGATTTTGTAATTGAGTAACTAAATCCATTCTTTGTAATACTCCTGATTTATCAAATATTTCTGTTTTCTTCAATGCTTCATTTCTATCAATAAGCCCAGCTTGGTATGCTTCCATATAAATATTCCATTCACCCCATTTATTAGATGGCATTGTTGAATTACCAATAACTCTTATATCAAATTGTCCAATTGTTAAATCATTTTCAATTGTTTTAAGTTCATTTGTTTTATCATCATATAAACCTGAATTAACTGTAAATTCATTAATATCATTATTTGGTTGAACAATTCTAAATGTCTTTTTAAAATTATAATGTTTTTTAGCCAAGTTATAAACAACTTGTCCTAATCTTTTTAAACTCCCCTCAACGTCTCTTAATTTAGATTTACTTCTACGTTGTCCAAAATCTTCCATCATCATTGTTGCAGATGATGTTCTTGGAGCAGCTTCAGAATTTCCCTGCATCATTTCAAATATACCCATATTTAAATCAATATATTTTTCAATCAATTGAGGTAATTGCATAACTGAATTAGATAAAGGTTGCGGAGAAGGGAAATGAGGTTCTCCAAACGATGAGTCATACTCTATTGTAGCATTCGGATTCGCCCAATCTCGTTCCAACTCTTCGATATCGTCAACTGAACCCTGCGGAATTAGTAGTTTTAAGCCAGATGATGCTTGCGCATGGGAGGTAATTAGGGACATCGTTTTATTTAAGAACCTCTGAAACCCTTTATTTTTTCTAACATCACTCATAGGATATGGAGTATTTGTCCAAATATTTGGAACAGGAACAATTGGATATATTTCTGTATTTAATATTCTTTCATATAATATTATTTGTCCTAACGTACATGTTAATTTAATTCTTGTTTGAGTAACTTCAACAACATCTATAATTCCATCTTGAACTGCTGACATAACAACTGGTTCAGATATAAATTCTGCCATTGTTTCTTTATCTAATATTCTTTCTTCAGCTGTTTTCATATTAGTTACTCTATAATATGGAACTTGAACTTTTGAAAAGTATTCAATTAATTGATATTTTTCTGAACCCTCTCCATAATCTAAATCTTTAATATTATCTGGAGTAAAAGACCCTGTAGTTTTTTGATTAGTAGAACTTGGATAAGTATCATCCTCATAATATGGTTCAATTTCATCAATTAATTTTTTATCATCTTTTTCATCAACAACTTCATTTAGTTTTGGATATAAATCCATAACTTGTAATTTTGTTAATATTGTTGATAACATCATACCATTTGCATCATCAAAATACTTATTTCTAGCATTTGGGTCAACAACAACCCTGAATGGGTCAACATAATTAAATTTAACTTCACCCCTGCCATAATCACCATTCACATCAATATATGCATAAAAATAACCAAGACCAGTAACAGCATAATCATGAACGACTTGTTTAAATACTTCATTACCATCAGATATATCCCATATATATTCAAGTATAACCTTCCACACGTTTGATATTTTATTATCTGAATCCTCTCTACCAACAACTGAAAATTTTGGAGTCTTTGATGTTATGATTGCTTTGAATTGTTCAATAGCAGAATACAATCTATCAAGAGGAACGCTTGATTGATTTCTTGAAGATAATTCATCAATTTCCTGTGGGGAAAATTGATTACCTAAATAAAAGTCAATATCTTCTCTAGCCTGAGTTTCCCAGTCTTTTCTGGCATTATGCCAGCGTCTCCACATTTCTCTTACTTGTTTTACTCTAATATCTTCTTTAATCATAACTCTAAATATAAGTATATTTTGTTATTAAAATCAAGTCCGTGCCCCTGTCATCCAATTATAACTTCTTTTAGGAGTTTCCCATGATTCTCCTTTTTTAACTTTTTTAGATGTTCCAGCCTTTTTATTTCCTCTTGCATATTGTGCTGATAACCAAAATGCATCAATTGTATCATCATGAGTTCCTTTTGGAAAATCTAGCAATTCACCTATGAATTCATGCATATTTTTCTTTAAATGTACTGCCCCTGCTTTAAACATAGGCTGAAGACCCTCAAATAATCTATCTTTCTTTTTTTGATTACCATAACCTTTAATACCCATTTCTATACCAGGAAGAAATTTTCCTTCCTTTTTACTTCTTTTATGCACATAATCTCTTAACATTTCCTGATATGATATAGTTTCAATATTTATTCTTCTTATTGGTCTATATCGTTCTGTGATTTTAAATATTTCGTCTGCGCATTCCATTGGTAAGACTCGCTTTCTCCAATATTCAATAACATAATAATCATATTCAGCAGTAACACCAATAACCATAATAACACTATAATCATTCCTAGTACTAAGTGTTGAAGCAGGGTCAACGCCCATGTAAATATTGACATACTCAGTTCTCCCATCATCTAATTTAATATACCATGAATTGTGTTCATCTGAAAATCTTACACTACCTTGATAAAATCCATCTGTAATATCTTCTTCACTAAATATCTGGTCTTCAGGAGATTTCGCCTGATTCATATATTCCTGATAAAACTTTGCAGGAGTTCCAGAATCAATAAAAAATTGTTTACGTTCTTCTAATTTAGCAAGAGGCCAACGTGATGGCCATAATGTTGTACCATCATCAAGTATAGCTTTATAAGTAACAACATCCCATGAATACTCTTCACCTGTTTTTTCTGCAGCTTTATAATTATCAACGATATTATTTAAGAAAGAATCATAATGGACAATTGTTCCATTACACCAAAGAAAACCTCCTTTATCAAAATCAATCGCTGGATATACTGCAGCAGTTACCCAATTCTTAATTTGTATTCTTGCTTCTGGAGTTTTTGTATTTAACTCTGATTCAAAGTCATCAAGCACAATTCCAGTATATCTTGTAGAAAATTGTTTCTTTCCTCTAAGTCTTTGTGATGTGCCTTTTGCAATCATCCTACAACCATTTGATGTTGTAAATTCTGTTTTTGTCCACTTATCTCCTTGCAAGTCACCAAAATAATAATGTACAGCAGGATTACTATAAATATGATTTTGTATCCATGCCAAATTATCTGTAGCTTGGTCTTGAGCTTCACCTATCCAGGCAATAAATTCAGGAGTTTCTTTTGTTGCAAATAAAAAACGATATAATACAGCAGTTGCTGCTAATGTAGATTTTGCATGGTCACGTGGAAGAACTAATGCTAATTGTTGTATATCTCTATCAATTAATAGTTTTCCTATCTTATAATGAAATGGAGGAGATGTTGAAGCTAAGAAATCTTGTGGTGAAAATAATTTTCCAAATGTAATGAGGTCTTCATAAGCCATCTTAAGGATTTTTTCATTTTGAGAAATATTGCCATTAAGATTTAAATTTGCCATCTATCTTTGTTTAGGAGGCAATCCTATATTTAGAGGTTCTCCTCCTAATTTACCATAACCTACATCTACTAAATTTTTCCCAATTAAAGGTGATGCCAACATTAATATCATTGCTTCTAATAAATTTTCTGGTCTTCTAGAAGAAGGAAAAACCTTCTCACCAACAGAAAGATTCTTAGAGCCAGATTTTGCATCAGGTAATTTAATTCCTCTTCTCGAAAAATCAATTTTTGACCCTGGATTTAATTTTAAAAGTTCCTTATAATCGGCATTCTTCATTAATTTATCAATATTCTGATGTGCTTTAATATTTTTTACTGCTTTTACATTCCTACCAGTTATATAAGGGATTACACCTTTAACTGTCTTAGCAATTTTACCCATACCCCCAAATGGTAAAATCATTTCAAGAAGGTCTTGCTGTGACATTCCCATTTTTCATCATCCCACTTCAG